AAATAAAGCAAGAACCACCCAACCGACGCACATACTAATGATAGAAGCATTACGGTTGTGTTGTCGTATTGCTGCATCAATCATCTCCTGAACTTCTGAACGAGTTACATAATCATCATCGAATGGTTCCATCATTTCTCATCTCCAAGAAACTTTGCGAGAGGATCCCTTTTGGTTTTTACAATCTCACATGCTCGATAATAAAACATATTATCAGTGTTATCAGAGGCTTCAAAAGTTGCCTTGATCTTCACCCAGTTATCATAGGTGTGTTGATCCATAGGTTTGTCCCTGTGATACTACTATATAATAATCACGGGTATTTCGAAGTCAACTTTGTGTGTTCATTCAGTAACACTGTTGAAGAAATTATTAAATTTGTAAGTTATCTTAACGGAAAGGGTGGGATTCGAACCCACGGTGCTCGTCACACGGCAGTTTTCAAGACTGCTACCTTAAACCACTCGGTCACCTTTCCAAAAAATCTATAGCTAGACTATATCTGGGTTTTTTGATATTACTAGGAACTGTATGTATTAAATGACTTGGAAATAGAATTAAAGAATTTGTTGGTGCTTTTACTTTATATATTTGGTTATTATTCATAAACCAAGTTCCACTTTTTTCTGGGGACTCTAACATGTAAACACATGTTTTGTCATATGAGGATTGTAAATGATTATGCCAGTAAGTATAATTAAATTCTTTATCTGTATAATTTATCCAAGATTTATCGATTTGATTTGAAATTTTTATTCTTTTTTTTATTTTGTCAAAAGGATTAATGAAAGAACTATTATTTTTACAAATAGTGTGTAAGTCTGAATTTGTTTGCAATCCAGGAAAATCTTCAATTTTATGTAAGTATGGTTTAAATTGTGTTAAGACTCCAATTCTTTCTTTTCTTGAGAGAACATTATAAAATATTTTTATACCGTAGTCAAGAGATTTGGAATAATTTAAAACATTGAACATATTAAATTATCTAATTTCAAAATCCAAACGCTTTACTTTACGTTGGCGTCTTGCCTCTTGCCAGGCAATATCTTGTGAAGTCAGAACATTTGATTTTTGTTCTTTCTGAATAGAGTTTAACATAACAATGCGAGATAAGTCAAGTGCTGAAATCTTATCTCCACGAATTGTTGCCATATTAGGACAACCACAGGTCACTGTTTTTGAATGATGTCCTGTTATTTCTCTATTGCAATCTTTGCATCTTATTGAAATCATTATACTTCATCCTAATCATTGCAGGTGTGCTCTCAACTGCCAAACAAACTTACCGTGAGATTCCATTAAATCTTGAACTAAATTTGCTGTAGCATATGACTTTTGATTTTCAGACTCTTCTGAAATCTCTGTCATTAAATCACAAAACTTGGTGTTGTTCTCAAGAAGTTCTTGAAGCATTTCTTTTGCTCCTGTTGAACTTGCTGCCTCTTTGATTTGAGTTACCTCAAGCATTCTTGAAAGAGAACTCAGAGGTTTTACATTCAAATAACGCATATGTTCTGAGAGACGGTCAATCTCTTCAAACATAGTCTCATACTGACCACCAAAGAGTTGATGGAGTTGAGTAAAATCTTCACCAACAACATTCCAATGAAATGCCCAAGTTTTATGGAATAAAACAAAAAGCGATGACTGTGCATCACTCAAGAGTTTATAAAGTTTTTCCATTATACTCTTTTTATTTTTATTTATCAAGTGGGCGATGACGGATTCGAACCGCCGACCTACTCCGTGTAAAGGAGGCACTCTACCGCTGAGTTAATCGCCCGTGTTTTAATCTTTTTCTAACAGCATTATCACTAACTCCAAACATTCTACCAGTGGCAGAATAACCATTTTCAAGAACTAATTTTTGTAATTCTTGATTACTAGGCCATTCAGCAACTTCTCTACTTTTACGAGAGCATTTTACTGAACAGAATTTTTGAGTAATAATTGTTAGTTTTCCACACTCTTTGCAAGGGTGTTTTGGTTTTTCTGGTAAAGGTTTATCACTAAAACTCTCATCAAATTTTAGCACATTTTCTGGAATATTGGTAATACCAGAATGAACTTCACGATGACAGTTAGAACATAAACAAATACACTTTCTAAGTTCTTCAACAAATACTTGTCGATTTGCTACTGATGCTGATGGAGTAAAGTCTTTTTGATTAGGGTCTATATGATGAAACTCTAATGCTTCAATGCACTTATCATAACCACAAATACCACACTTACCACCAAATGCATCAACTGCCCATCTTTTTCTTCTTTGACGAAATTGGACAACTGCTTTACCAGACATTCTAACCTCTAACTTTATTATTATTTATAATATTTCAGAGGTTAGAACTCCCATCGTAGGTACTGCCCCTACCAATCTCTGATTAACAGTCAGGCCCGTTCGCTTGCTCGGTCGATGGGAATGAAGGAAGTTACTGGACTTACACCAGTTCAAAGGGCATTGTCTGCTTGTCTCGATTCTTTGACTTAACTTCCTTTGGCGTCTTTCTATGCTGTCTGCATAACGACTACCAAGAGCGAAAGACGAGATTCGAACTCGCAACAACCTGCTTGGAAGGCAGGGACTCTACCGTTGAGTTACTTTCGCAATAAGACAATCATAAACTATTTTAGTTTGATTGTCAAGTGCTCCAGAGAAGATTTGAACTTCCACGCTTTTTAAGGCGGCGGATTCTAAGTCCGCTGTGTCTACCGTTCCACCACTGAAGCAGATGAAGTAAGCGTAATATACCTCAAGGATATAACAGAGGCTTACACTCTATCTTACCACGGCATTCTGGTTTATCTTTCCAGCGCAAGTGGTAACAGGCTCACCAGGAATCGAACCTGGGACAACCGCTTAGAAGGCGGTGGTTATATCCGCTTAACTATGAGCCCTTATAAGACAATCATACCAGTTCAGGATTTGATTGTCAAGTGGGAACAGATAGATTTGAACTATCGACCTCTGCGTTATCAGCACATTGCTCTACCACTGAGCTATGCTCCCATACGGAGGATGTTGGATTTGAACCAACGGATGCACTTAGAGTACATCGGGGGATTAGCAATCCCCTGCATTAAACCTAACTCTGCCAATCCTCCACAAGAATCTTAATCTATCACTCCTTAGGGCAATCGTCAACCCATGGAGCACATAACCTCATTTCACCTCCTAGTAATCTTTGAGCTTCAGAGTTATCTGGAGCTTTCTCAATCAACCGTGGCAAAGGTACTCTAGGTGGTTCTGTACCTCTTGTCAAGTCCTCATAATCTCTGATGGCTCTATCAACATCTCTTTCAACTCTTCTCTTCATCACATTGGGGTCTTGAAGCAGAACATCGTTGATTACTGTGCCTGGAAACAGAGACCTCTGAACCTCGTCTAAGAGGTCCCAGAGGCGCTCCTGAGGCGCTCCTGTGCATTGAGAGAGGGTTGCTACGATAGCACTGAGTATGGCGCTTATAAGGATTATCTGCTTCTTATCTGGTCTCTTCTTTCCGAAGTTAAAATTGAACATAAAAAAAGAGGAGTAGCAACCGCTCCCCTCTATTTATTATTAAGTTGTTATATTCTATATTTTATTGTATCAAACTTCTACCGTGATCAGTTTGGAAGCATACTCATGAGCATACGAAGTGCGGGCACCATGATGCCCCCAACCAATCCAACTATACGCATAGTCCATGTAACGATTGATAGACTTGCCAGGAGTTTTCATCCTGTCTTCAATTCGTTGCCATTGAACCTCAGTCGTTAGATAACGAAGCTGCGTGTGAAGATCTGATGGTGAACCACCAATCTTCTTAGCAAAATCACCCAATCCATAATATCTGTTGGCAGATGTCCATTGAATCAGTCCGTAACCGCCATAGCAATTACTCCAACTGGTTCTGCTACCACCTTCACAAATGTTAGGAATAAAAGTAGATTCCTGACGAATATTGCCCATGATGGTAGCAAGGGCGTTTCTGTCTTTAATACCACGTTCCTGAAAAAATTCCAGGGTAGCATTCTCATGTTCATTACACCCTTTACAAATTAGCCTTTTTTCTTTTGGCTTCGGAATTGCAACCTCGCGGATTGCTGTCGTCTCTGGTTCAAACTCTTTAATGATTGAGTAAGGTTGTGTCTCCACTGGTGGAGGCGGACCTTGCAGTTTATAACTAGAGAAAGGCACCGTACTGGTTGTAACCGTTGCCAGAAGAGGCAGGGCTACTGTAAAGAAATTTTGCATTAAGATTAATTGAACTCTACATCCTAATAGAGAAAGCGCACTTCCCCTTTCTCAAGGGGCAATCTCCTAGGCTCTAATTGTCACTCAAGGACTAATAACCAAAAACCCACCATATGGTGGGTATGAACATTATAAGTTTTTATTTAGAATTTGTCAAAAGTCGGATTACCGAACATCAATCTCTTGCTCATCTGTCCAATCTTCATCTTCCAAACAAAGATAATCAAGTCTATCTACTCCTTCTGGAATATTAATCCACTCATCAAACTCTGCAAGAAGTGCCTGAGCATTCTTATGTCGGTCTGCCTCGTGGAGCAACTCAATCTTATTCATTGCCCATTCACGAACTTGTGCTACGGGTTCACTATGAATCTGAGTTTCCATAATAATCTTTTCGGAAGTACCTGTTGAGGATGTTGCTATTGTAGTATGCAGGTTCTCCTGTGTCAAGGGATTCTGTGAGAACTCCGTTAACGAATAGTTGTCTCGTCTCTTCGAAGTTTGTTTTGCCCTTTGTTTTATGTAATGATAAGATAGTTCTACTAAAATTTTCTCTGCCCAATTTGTCAATGTCTTCTTTAAGTTCCGGACAAGACCCATAGTAATCCTTCCAATTAGATTCTGATTTTACCTTTCTTTTTTTACCTTTTGGCGTTCTGAACTGCCATAAGTATTTTCTTCCAATATATTTCTTACCGTTTAGTTTGTTTTCAATTAAATAAACAAATCCATAATAACCATCAATGTCTTCGCTTTTAAAAGGATTTCCATTATAGAACCAAGGATTATCATAGTCAATATCTGTACTCATCTATTATATCAAGGACTTCATTCAGATATTTATGAGCAAGTCCCTTCATATCCATTTCAGGTCTGATGTGATCTTTGTGCAATTTATCCTTTAATTTTAATATTCGAACTTTAAATTCTTCTTTATTAAATTGATTTTTAGGCATGAAAAAAGAGGAGTGTGACCTCCTCTATCTATGCATGATTAGTCATTTGTACCTAACCATTCTTTACAGAAGTCATAATCTCCAAACATAAACTCATCACATTCTGCTGCTTCTTTGTATGCATTCAGAATTTCCTGCTCACACCATTCATCATAGTTTGAATCCTGAGAAAGTATTTTTGGTAACATCCTGTTTAATTCCGCCGACTACATAACTTTCGACTTCCGTTTCCTGGGGAGCAACTTGGAGACCTTTAGAGGAAATCCAGTGCTGAGTCCAAGGTAGTGGATTATTGTTTGCTGAAATATCGTATTGGGGTTTTAGGCCAATTGCTTTAAGTCTTCTATTTGCGATCCACTCTACGTATTGCTGAAGAAGTTTATCGTTTAGACCAATCATGCTTCCATCTTTGAACAGATAATCTGCCCAACGCTTTTCTTCATTTACTGCACGATCAAACATTGCATAAACCCATTCTTCTTCTTCCTTTGCAATCTGACGCATTTCTGGATCATCACCTTCTTTCCACTTATTCAGAATATTTTGAGTGATTGCTAAATGTTGATTTTCGTCTCTTGCGATAAGAGAGATGATCTTAGCGGATCCTTCCATAAGCTTAAGTTCACCGAATGCGAAACTACAAGCAAAACTAACGTAGAACCTAATACCTTCAAGAATGTTAACGTTTGCGACTGCTCTATAGAGTTTTCTTTTGACATCGTTTAATGACTGTTTTGCGTATGAAACTCCTTCAAGATTATGTTTCCATTGATCAGAAACTCCATAATATTGAGCGGAGTTAATAAAGTCATTATATGCTTCCGTAACGCTTTCAGCGCGTTCTAGAATACGCTCATCCCCAACGATAGTATCAAATACCTCTGAAGGATCTGAATATACATTTTTAATAATGTAAGTATATGAGCGACTATGAATCATTTCCATAAATCCCCAAACTTCCATACATGCTTCCAATTCAGGAAGCGAACAATAAGGAATAAACGCCATACCAGGACCACGACCCTGAATAGAGTCAAGCATGATCTGATATTTTAAATTAGAAGTATAGATATG